TTCTTCATTTTTGAAAAACTTTTAGCAGAAGATAGATTACTTTGATACAGAGCTTTATTCTGTTTATCAAATCTGTTGCCAGATTTGGTAGCTTTGTCCTGAGACTTATTTAATTTATCTGTTGCTTTTGAGGTTTTATCAATATCTTTAGCAACGACTTTTAAGCCTTTACTAGTTGCTATTACCTCAAATACTACTCTACTGTTTGCCATACTTTTTTATTTTTTCATTTTATCGTAGGAAGCTTTTATTTGTTTCCTAGGTTCTTCTATTGTTCGATTATCGAGAAATAGTAATACTTCGAATATCCAATCTTTTTGGTATTGTTCTTTTATATAATATAAGTCAAATATGAAAGGAAGATTGGTAAAATCCTTTCCTATATATCCTACATCTCCATATATTCTATCTCCAAGAGTATTAAATATATTTAAACTTGTTAAAACAGTTTCAGGAAAGTCTTCCATATCTGGAGGACATCTTTCCCAGTCTATATCTTGACCAGTTTGCTCACACATCATGAGGTACTGCTCTTTGGTCATGCCTATTGCATCATGATCCAGATAGTTCTCCAGTTTCCGAAGTATCTCGCTTTTTGCTTGCTGTACGAAAGTTGTCTAAATCAAAGACTACCTCGTTGAGCCAGTTATCAAACTCATTTGAGTTTTCTACTAATTGTTCAGCGTTTTCCTCTGAGTAATCAAGTTCGTGAGAAGGATCTTCTTCTTTTAAATCCACTAGTAGTAAATCTTCTAGGTACTCTAACTTGAGCCCTCTCCAACCTTTTACAGTTGCAGCTGTAAATTCTTTTATGAATTTTTCATCATTTAGAGTCTCTTCAAAGCCTCTGGTTTTTCTATTAAATTTTTGTTCTGTGCATCTTTTTCGCAATGCTACGAGTTCTTTTCGGGATAGGTTTGCAAGTTCGACTTCAAATTTGTCGAGTCCTGGAAATTCTACCCAAGTGGTCTTACTATCGACCAGTAGGCTTTTAAGTTCCATGTTATTATTCTCCTAAGAATATATTGAGATTTGAGCATTTAGTTGTTCACCATTATCTAAAGATCTATAGTCATAACTTTGACTATAGATGTCTCCAGTTTCCATTCTGGCGGTATACATTATTGGATTTAAAGTTAGTTTCCAAAAGTCTGCATTATTACTAGCATTTTTTCCTGTAATAGTTAATGCCGAACTAGTGCTAAAATCATCAAATTGTGTTATATTATCATCTGTTTGGTATTGTTGAATTGCTCCCGACACAGTTCTAGTTTTTACCGTATATGCACTTGGAAACATAGCATTACCTGAATTAGTAACTGCTAAGCTTTGTTGAAGGGTTTTATAGGGTACCCAGTCTATATTATTTTGTATTTGTACTGTAGCGCTTATGATACTTGACATATCTAAACTATCTACGGTTACTACTGGATATACTAAAAGAGGAGTTCTTGTGGAAGATTCAGATTGAATCGTTCCGAGATTATAGCTCTCATCTCCTACTCTTGTTAGTTTTGTTCCTTGTCCTTCTACACTAACTTTAATTTGCTCTTTTGGATTAAAGGCTATATTAGCTGATGTAATTACGCAGTTTTCTATTTTGAAGGTGCTGCTTCCTGTCTGAACCCATACTGTGAAGCTAGGTACAATATCATTTGTACTCTCTCCTGTTATTAAGGTCATGACAACAGACTCATCTTTCTCTACTGTTAAAGGAACGTCAAAACTAAAAGAAGCAGGATTTGCTTTATTTATTATTGAGCCTTCGAACATTTTTGATTGATCGTGCAAAGTCTTTACTGGGTACGAATCTTCCGCAAATGTTTGAGAAAAGGATATAGCGGTAGTAGTATATATTCTATACTTTGTACCGCTATATTCTAGATATAGTTTACTCTCCTTGAGGAAACTATGAGACATTAAACTTAAGCGTCTAGTGCGCGAGCACCTGTATTCAAATACCCTGTTTGGGTATGTGAAGTAGATCCTAAGTATTTAACTGTAATTTCATCTCCTGTTAGAAGATCGGTGCCATGAGCAGCGAATTCTAAAGAGGCAGAAACTAAGTCGCCAACCTCGATTGTCGGAATAGACAACTGAGCTCTTGGCATATTAAATTCGACACCCGGTGCAGTGAAATCTCCACTATCTATGGCGTCACCGTCTGATCCAACAGCTCCAGCTACTCCCATGTATAAACGCATGTCAAAAACGTTGTTTACTAGATCGGTAGCCCCTGCTAAGTCAGTTAATAATTGGTTTGAACCATCAGTTTTAGTATCTAGATACATGGTTAAAGAACCACTTATCATTCTAGCACCTGTGAATGAACCAATTGGTTTATCCACAATACCGATAGTTTCGGGTGTTACATAAGTAACATTGTTTGCTATAGTAATAGAACCACCAGTGATATTAATATCATAAGTTCTATTATCTAGTCCTCCAGAAGATGATCCACCACCTTGCGCATCAGCGTCAAGATATAGAGTAGATAACTTATTCCTTAAGTAATCAGCATCACTTGGACCAGTTGTATCTGCGTAATTATATGTTTCCACATAAGTATCAGTATTAGCACTGGTTGGTGCTGCTTCACTTGTTGTTTGAATAATATACTTTGAAGGATCTTCTATTGCTTCTGATATTTGGTCAATTGTTGTTGCGTTTCCAGACCATGTTATTGAAGCGATACCGTCGATTGAAAAATCAATCTCGGCTTGGTTAACTTGAGCATCATTTAACCTATATGTTGTGTTTTCTAGTGCGAAATACAGATTTAATTTCATGAGTTCATGAACGTCTGATTTTGCAAAAGTTGTTTGTGAACCGTTTTGAGCAGTAGTTCCTACTACTACGCCACGTCCAGTTGCTGCTGCATCTCCAGGTAATGCTGTACCTGAAATAGCTGCCCACATAATGTTTTCTACGGCATCATGATCGTCTGCAACTCTAAAACTTGCTGCACCATGTACAAATGGTCGAACATATGTTCCAAATGACCATTCTGCAGGTGGTAAAGAATCATTGAATCTTTTTGAACCCCTGTTTGGTGTAGCACCTGCTTCTGATATAGAAACGTCACTAGAATCACTTCCTTGTGAGAAGCTGTATCCGTCGAGGACACCTACTCTGAAAGTGTTTGCTGTTACTTCGTTTCCTTTGAACTTTCCTGTTCCTGCTCTTGCTCCGTCTGCAGTTGTTGTTGCTGCAATAGAGTCGACAGTTACGACTAGTCCAGCAGCTGATGAATTATCTGTTCCAGCATAATTTTCTACGGCACTTTCTGTTGCAGTTTCATCAACTGCAAATGCTGCGCCTCTAAAGTTATTTGGTACGTATACACTTGCTACTGGGCCAGTTGCACTGCCTCCAGTAATCGATGCTACAATACACTTAAAGCCAGTACCGCTACCAGAAGTTGTTCCTAGTGTTACGATATCGCCTACAGCATACGCTGTTCCTGCAGTAGTTACGTGACAAGTTTTTACTCCGCCAGTAGCACCTACTCCATTTACAGAGCTTACAAATACTTTAGTATTTCTTGATAGATTTAAAGCCATTGCTTTCTCCTATTTTTTATTGTCTTTGAAAGTACTTCGCTAGATGTTTATCAGCGTTTGTAATTTCGATTAATACCTACACTCTAAAGTCAATTCGCCAATTCCGAGTGGAGTTAAAACTCCTTCGTCTGTTGATAATGACTGTAAAGTTAAGGAAGTCGTTGTTAAGTTTGGACTTACTGTATTATCGTAAATCAAAACATCGTTTTCGTCTATTACTCTTTCAATATCTTCCATTAAAAGGGCTAAGACCTCTTGAGGATCTTCTTGATCTTCGATATAAACTCTTATATCTAGACTAAGAAACCTCCATTTAAATGCATTGGGTTGATACTCTCTGATTTCATCTCCTGCGACTACACAAACTTTTGGGTACTCTTGGATTTGATCTAAAAACGTCATTCCTGCCATTGCATTATTAAATACATTTGAGTTGTACGGGTAATTACCGTCAATCTCTTTAATTTTTTCTACTAGAGAGTCAACTATTTTCTTTCTTGCTGTTCTATATGTTGATGCCATTATACTCTCCTAAGATATGTGAATTTTTTCTCCGTATACTCCACAGCTAATTTTCGTATACTTTTAGTTATTAGAGTTTTTGGATTATATCCTGCTGGCCAATGTCTCTTTCCTGTATTCTCAAAAGTTTCATATACGCCACCTCTATTTTTACTAGTTCCGCCCCCAGTTTTTATATAAGTATACTCTCCACTTATTCCTTTTTTACTACTTCTTAAATTTTTTAACTCAACACTATTTGAAAAGATGCCTGTCCTATTTATTAATGCAGGTCTTCCCATGTTTCTTCTAACTTCTGCTGGAAGTCTTTTATTAATGCTCCTTTTAATAGTTAGTAAATTTTTAACTGATTCTTCAGAACCTTTTTCACTAAGTCTACCACCAGATGCTAAGGCTGCTATCTTTAGTGAGCTTTTCTTTTTTCTCAGAGCTTTTAACTTCTTAGAACCTTTTACTGATGAATTATCCGAAATTTTCTTTTTAGCTTTTGTACGAGATTTGTAAGGCTTGGGAATCTTTCCCATTAATAAATCTGTTGTTTGTTTTACTAGTTCATCTTCTAATACTTTTGAGCCTTTTAGCTTTGTAAAGTTTGGGTTATTCAGCATTTTTCTCATCTGAGCATCGCCAACACTCCCGCTATTGTACAGATTATTGAGATATTTTCCAATCTCATACTCTGCTTTTACTTTAGCTGCGGGTTGAGTTTTTACAAGTATTAGTTCTTGTTCTGCCACTCCCGCTAGTACATTTATTGTTTTACTTTTTTCAACTTCCCACTGTGCCTGTGTCATAGTTTGATAATAATAATCAACTGCAGCGTTCATATCCTCTATACTAGTTGAGTTTCCTAATATATTACTTGGAGCTCTACTAATAGCTATTGCTGTCATATATAACCGTCTAAAACCTTCAGCGTGTCTGTCATTAGTAGCAATTATTTTAGCATCTTGCTTTTCTTTTTTTAATACTTTTCCTGCTTGTACCAAGGAAGTGTATAGTATAAAACATCTTTGACCAATAACGTTATAATCTTTATGAGATTGTTGTATTGAAACTGGAGCACCTGCTCCAATATTTTTCATGAACGATCTCCACTCATTATAGTTCTTTCTCATTGCTGCCGTATTTATTGCTAACTTTCCTTTCATTCCATTGATTTTATCACAAGTTAGTAAAAAAAGTTCAAATTCTTTAGCAAAGGTTGTATTTCCTATCCAATCTACAGATTTCAAAAAAGCTTCATGTTTTGCAATAGTAGTCATAGTAGCTTCTTCGACTAATTTTCTTCCCTCCTTATTTACATTTAGAGCTA